ATTTGGTACAGCTACATTGCAAGGTGGTGGATTTACTAAGTCTTTTACCGAGCATTGTATTGTTATGGGTATTGCGTCTGTCCGTGCTGATCTTACTTATCAGCAAGGTTTAAATCGTATGTTTAGCCGTTCTACTCGATACGATTTTTATTGGCCTGCGCTGGCACATATTGGTGAACAAGCAGTTCTTAATAAAGAAATTTATTTGGATGGTTCTGCTAATGATGAAGATGTATTTGGTTATCAAGAGCGTTGGGCAGAATATCGTTATAAACCTTCATTGATTACTGGTAAGTTGCGTTCGAATGACGCACTTACATTAGATGCTTGGCATTTATCTCAAGAATTTGGATCTTTGCCAGCGCTTAATCAGACGTTTATCGAAGAAACTCCACCTATGGATCGTGTTGTCGCAGTTACAACTGAACCGGATTTCTTAATGGATTGTTACTTTAATTTACAGTGTGCGCGTCCTATGCCGCTTTATTCTGTACCTGGTCTTATTGACCATTTCTAAGAGGTAAATATGGGTCTATTTTCATCAATAGGTTCAGCTTTAGGTATCTCTGGTGGTAGCGCCTTTACTGGCGCTATGACTTTAGGTGCTGGTCTTTTAGGATATAAAGGTCAACAAAAAGCGAATCAGGCTAATGTAGATTTAGCCAATACTGCTTACCAGCGTGCTATGACTGATATGAAAAAAGCTGGTCTTAATCCAATTTTGGCTGGTAAATTAGGTGGTGCTCAGTCACCTACAATGTTGTCAGAGTTTGGAGCTGGCGTACAATCTGCTCAATCTGCTGCACAGACAGCAAGTAATGTACAAATGCAATCTATGCAAACAAATAAGCTTCAAGCTGAAATTGGTTTGACACATGAGCAAACTCAAAAAGTTGTACAAGAAACAGCAAATTTAAAAGAGAATTTGCGTGGTATAGAGTATGTGAACGAAATAAAAGCAGTAGTTGCTAATTTCGTAAAAGAGTCTGGTTTGTCAGATGTATCAGGAAAAGGTGGATCAACACTTCGATCTATATATGATTATGTTTTTGATCTTGCTAAAGAAACATTTAGTGATGATCCAAAAAGATTAAAACAAGCTCAAAAGTTCATCTGGGACGGTGTTCAAGATGGTGTAAAAAAAGGTAAAGAAATGTGGGATTGGATTGTTCCAAGCCCGGGTAAACCGTGAGGAATAAATTATGGATATCGAAATTAAAAAGGCGTTTCGCCGTTATGAAAGTTCAAAGATCGATACTGGTGAAGGTATTACTGAACAGTGTCATAAAAAAGAATGTGATATGAATCACATTTTGAAAGACTATAAACGCACAGGCTTTATTCGCCATTCTAAAGAAAATCAAGGTCGATATGATGATATCAGCGTACAAGATTTCCAAGATGCAATGTTCAAAGTCGCGGAAGCGACTAATATGTTCAATGATTTGCCAGCAAATCTCCGTAAGGATTTCCATAATAATCCTGCTGAATTCCTTGGGTTTGTACAAAACCCAGATAATCAAGAGAAACTTCAAAAAATGGGCATCATCAGAGGTAACGATGGAGTCGATATGAATGGCATGCCTACTACAGCTCCGCTGTATAAGGATCCATATGCTAAACCTGCTCCAGTTCAAACGGAAGCAGTAACTACAACAGCAGGACATGCTCCTGCTGTTAATACAACTTCTGAGAGCGCATAAAACAAGCGCAGCGGCTTTTTTGTGCGGTTCAGAAGTATCGGCGCAGCCGAAAAAAAAGCGCCCTCAGGGGCGCTTAACAATGTGCGAGGACCTAATTTGTCCGCAGTCCGACCAATTTCTACTTGATGTAATTGGTCGGACTGACACCTTTTAGGTGGCAGTACTAGAAAACGGCCGTTTAGGCCGTAAAAAATTAAGGAGCAAAGCGACGTGAAAATAAAAGATGGAGCTACGCTACAAGGTCTTAAGTTACGGATGAGACCAGTCTTACAAGCAGCAGAAAGAATATGGAGAAATAATGGTCAAGAGTTGGTTGTTACTTCGGGAACTGATGGTACTCATTCTGCTGGTAGTTTGCATTACTATGGATATGCATTAGACTTTAGAACAAGATACTTTGAGGAACAGGATCGTTATAAAGTATTTAAAGAGCTAAGTGATGATCTTCGTGTAAAAAATAGAGATTATTGCGTTATTTGGCATCCTACTCATATCCACGTTGAATATCGTGGAATATTGGAAGAATAGTATGGAATTAATGACATTACTTTTAACGAACTGGGATACAGTTGGTTTAATTATTACAAACATTATTGCGTTATTGGTGAAATCACCATTGGAGAAGAAAAATGGCTAAACGATCAAAGCTCTCTTATAAGGGTTCAAAAAAACTATTTCGTGCTACTGCAGATCGCACACATATGTTTAATGTTAATAACCGTCCAATGCGCGGTGGCACTAGACTTTAATGTGTACCAGTCCGATACAGGGCTGGCGAGCTAAGTTTGTTAACCCCGAAACCGGAAAACGTCCTATTGTTTTTAATCGAAAACACGGGTTTTCAGATCTTCCAGTCAAAGTCCCTTGTGGACGTTGCTGGAAATGTAGGCTCGCATACAGTCGCGAATGGGCCATTCGATGTGTCCATGAAGCACAAATGCATAAGCACAATGCATTTATTACCTTAACGTTTAATGAGGAGCATTTACCCGATGACCACTCAATACGAAAAGAACACGTACAGAAGTTTTTCAAGCGACTTAGAAAACGTATCGGAGTTGATATCCGCTACTTTGCTTGCGGAGAATATGGGAAACAAAATAATCGACCTCATTACCATGCCATTATATTTGGCTACGACTTTCCCGATAAACAGTTACGCTCCAAAACAAGAAATGGAGACCTTCTTTTCCGATCCTCTACGCTGGAGAAAGCGTGGAAGTTTGGATATTCATTAATTGGAGACGTTACATTCGAAAGCGCTGCATATGTTGCGCGTTACGTCATGAAGAAAAGAAAAGGCGATCAGGAAGAAATTGACGAATATTATAAACTTGTGGATGAGGAAACTGGTGAGATACACCAGCTTGAACCGGAGTTTTGTCTTATGTCTCGCCGTCCTGGAATTGGTAAGAATTGGCTGGAGAAATTTAAATCCGATACAGACAAGGATTTCGTGACAATTAGAGGAGATAAAATGGCGCTTCCTAAGTATTACGATAATTTATTGGAACAAATGGGTGAAGATATGCAAGATCGCAAGCTTAGAAGAATGCAAGCAGTTAACAAGGATGATCAAACCCTCGCTCGAGGGCGCATTAAGGACAAAGTACTTCGAGCAAAAACTTCAACATTAATCAGAAATTTAGAGGATTTCTAACTATGAAACTAAACGTGTACTCAATATTTGATTCCGCTGCCAAAGCGTACACATCCCCGTTCTTTATGCATAACGATGGACTTGCAATTCGTGCATTTCAAGATAATGTTAATGCTGAACAAGAAAATAATATTTCAAAACATCCAGATCAGTTTACTTTATTTAAGATTGGTGAGTTCGATGACTCTACTGGTGAAATTAAAACAGATGTTGTTAAATCACTAGGAACTGGATTGGAATATAAAAATTCACCTGATATTAGCGAAGATATTGCCCAGCTAATTATCAAAAAACTAGATTCTATTTTGGAGAAATAAATAATGAAATCGGTAATGTCTCACCAATTTAGTCAGGCTCCTACAGCTGACATTCCACGTTCAAGTTTTAATCGTTCTCACGGTTATAAAACAACGTTTGACGCTGGCTACTTGATTCCCGTCTATGTTGACGAGGCATTGCCGGGCGATACAATTACTATGAATCCAACTATGTTTGCACGTCTTAATACACCTATTTATCCTATTATGGATAATATGTTCCTAGACGTTCATTTCTTTAGTGTTCCAGTTCGTCAGATTTGGGACAACTTTAGGAAATTTACTGGTGAGCAAGCTAACCCAAGTGATTCAATTGATTATACTGTTCCTGTTAGCAATGCTCCTGCATCAACTGGTTATAGCAATCAGTCCTTGCAAGACTATATGGGATTGCCTACACAGGTCGCTGACTATGAGCATTCTGCTTTGTTTACTCGTGCTTATAATCATATTTATAACGAATGGTTCCGTGATCAAAATTTAGTAGATTCTGCTGTTGTTGATACAGATGATGGTCCAGATAGTCCAACAGATTATGTATTGCGAAAGCGTGGTAAACGCCATGATTATTTTACAAGTGCATTGCCATGGCTACAAAAAGGCGATGCTGTAGATCTTCCATTAGGTGAAACTGCTCCAGTTACTGGTGATGGTTTTCAAGATATTTATAAAGTCGGTGGTTCATTAGCTGGAGACTTTATTTATGCTGGTGGTGATAAATTAGGTGTTAAACCTCAGACTGGTTTAGCACAAAATGATATTGTTGAATTTCGTCCAAATTTAACTGCTGATTTGTCGCAGGCTACTGCTGCAACTATTAATCAATTACGTCAGGCATTTCAGATTCAGAAATTGCTGGAGAGAGATGCTCGATCTGGTACTCGTTATTCAGAAATTGTAAAAGCGCATTTTGGCGTTTCATTTATGGACGTTACTTATCGTCCTGAGTTTTTAGGTGGTACATCTACCCCTATTAATGTTACTTCTGTTCCACAGACTTCTGAGTCAGGTACTACACCACAAGGTACTTTGGCTGCATTTGGTACAGCTACATTGCAAGGTGGTGGATTTACTAAGTCTTTTACCGAGCATTGTATTGTTATGGGTATTGCGTCTGTCCGTGCTGATCTTACTTATCAGCAAGGTTTAAATCGTATGTT